GATATAACAGTTACTGCTTTTGTAGAAGAGTATTCAACAGGATTCTAAATGGCAAAAGAACTAACAGAAAAACAAACAAAATTTATTGATGCTTTATTTGGTGAAGCATTAGGTAACCATAGACTAGCAATGGAGATAGCAGGATATAGTCCTAACACTACATGGAGAGATGTTACAGCTAATATTAACGAAGAAATATTACAAGCATCAAAAGAATACTTAGCTATGCATGCACCTAAAGCAGCAGTTGCAATTACAGGTATTATTGATGATCCTACTGAGTTAGGTAATAGAGATAAGCTAACAGCAGCTAAAGATATATTGGATAGAGCAGGCGTTGTAAAGCAAGAGAAGATAGAAGTAAACACTCCTTCTGGTTTGTTTATACTACCTTCTAAACATAATGAAGAAGAAGAAGAAGATGGAAATTGAGTATAAAAGAAAACTAGGTTCTACTGTACCCTTTGGTTGGGAACTTGTAGAAAATTCAAAAGACTTATTAAGAAGCATACCAGAACAACATGAGCTATTAGAAAAAGCTAAACAACATGCTAAAACATCTAGTCTACGTGAAGTAGCTAAATGGTTATCAGCAAATAGTGGAAGGTCTATATCACATGTTGCTCTTTTTAAAATGTTAAAGAAGGATGAAAGTGAGCGAAATAAAAAAGCAGCAAACATCAGATGGGAACGAGTTAAAGCCAAGACAAGGTCAGAGACGCAAGAAGATCTCGTCAGGGAAGCACAAAATTATTCGATCCAAAAGGAAGCCACCACTTAGGGCTAATATAGTCGAGACTGATACTGTAGAAGATGATCTACGTAATATCGAAGAAGAAAGAGATATTGTATTTCAACCAAACAGTGGACCACAAACAGACTTCTTAGCATCTAATGAAAAAGAAGTTTTATATGGTGGTGCAGCAGGTGGAGGTAAATCCTACGCTTTATTAGCAGATGTGTTGCGTTATTGCAACCATCCTAATCATAGTGCTCTTCTACTTAGAAGAACAAATGATGAGCTAAGAGAGTTGGTACAAAAGAGTCAGGAACTATATCCAAGAGTATTTCCTGGAGCTAAGTGGAGTGAAAGAAAGTCTTTATGGACATTTCCCTCTGGTGCTAGAATATGGATGACATATCTTGAACAAGACAAAGACGTTCTAAGATATCAAGGACAAGCGTTTACTTGGATAGGTGTAGATGAGCTTACTCAGTATGGTACACCATATGCTTGGAATTACTTACGTTCTCGTTTACGTACTGTAGATAAAGATTTACCTACGTATATGAGAGGCACTACAAACCCAGGCGGTCCAGGTCATATGTGGGTTAAGAAGATGTTTATTGATCCTGCACCTTATAACTCATCGTTTTGGGCAACGGATATAGAAAATGGGAAAGTATTATCTTACCCTAAAGGACACGAAAAAGCAGACAAGCCTTTATTTAAAAGAAGGTTTATACCTGCTAAACTAACAGATAATCCTTACCTTGCAGAGGCAGGAGAGTACGAAGCTAACTTGTTATCTTTACCAGAAGTACAAAGAGAACAATTACTAGAAGGATCATGGGACATTGCAGAAGGTGCAGCGTTCACTGAGTTTAATAGAGATGTACATGTAGTAAAGCCTTACAATGTACCTTCTTCTTGGAAAAGGTTTAGAACATGTGACTATGGTTATTCAAGTTGGTCAGCTTGTTTATGGGTAGCAGTAAGACCAGATAATAAATTAATTGTATATAGAGAATTATATGTACAAAAGAAAACAGCAGATGAACTAGCAGAATTAATACTAGGTATAGAAAGAGAACAAGATGATAAGATATGGTATGGTGTACTTGACTCATCGTGTTGGCATAATAGAGGACAAACAGGTCCTTCGATTGCAGAAACAATGATATTACGAGGATGTCGATGGAGACAGTCCGATAGAAGTAAAGGAAGTAGAATAGCAGGAAAGAACGAGCTACATAGACTATTAAGAGTAGATGAAGAAACAGGCGAAGCAGGGGTTGAATTTTTTTCAAATTGTGTTAAACTTATATCAGAATTACCACAGATACCTTTAGATAAAAATAACCCTGAAGATGTAAACACTAAAATAGATTACGACCATGGATATGATGCACTAAGATATGGCATTATGTCTAGACCAACCCCTAGGGGATTGTATGACTTTTCCAACACAGATTGGAAGAAACCTTGGACACCTGCTGATCAAGTATTTGGATATTAAACATGGCTGAAGAACAAAGTACAGAAACAGAAATAGAAATGAAATTAGATGATACTGAGCAAGATACTCTTGCCTCGTATATAAAAAACAAATATGAGTCTTCTAGTGACTCTAGGTATTCTCAAGAAGCAAGGTGGATGGACTCTTATAGAAACTATAGAGGTATCTATGGTGCAGAGACACAGTTTACTGAAACAGAAAAAAGCCAAGTATTTTTAAAGATTACAAAAACAAAAGTTACAGCAGCGTATGGTCAAATTATTGATGTACTATTTGCAGGACAAAGATTTCCTTTAGGTGTAGAAGCAACAAGAGTACCTTCTGGTGTAGAAGAAGCAGTACACTTTGATCCTAAAAACCCTAGTCAAGAACAAGAAGATCCTAATCAAGGTAGTTTATTTCCACCAGGTTCTATAGAAGAAGAGTTAGAGCTAGGAGCGTTAAAAGATTTAGCAGATGACTTAGAATTAAAAGCAGGTGCAGGTGTTACCCCTACATCTATTACATATCATCCTGCAGAAGAAGCAGCACGTAATATGGAAAAAAAGATACTAGATCAGTTAGAAGAATCTTCAGCTTCTAAACATCTAAGATCAGCAGCATTTGAAATGGCATTGTTTGGTACAGGAATACTAAAAGGACCATTTGCTCAAGATAAAGAATACCCTAGATGGGAACAAGATGAAGAAGGTAATGGTACATATACACCTGAAATAAAAACAGTTCCTAAGCTAGAGTTTGTTTCTTGTTGGGATTTTTATCCTGATCCTGCAGCAAACAATATGGATGAAGTAGAATATGTGATTCAGCGACATAAATTAAACCATGCTGATATGAGGGCATTAAAAAATCGCCCTCTGTTTGATGAAGATGCCCTAGACGAATGTATCGAGATGGGCACTAATTACACCAGACAATGGTGGGAGGATGATTTAGATGACTATGATTCGACAAATGTTAGCGTTGATCGCTACGAAGTCTTTGAGTTTTGGGGCAACATTGATAGAACAGTTGCAGAAGACGCAGGCTTGGATATACCTAGAGAATACTCAGATGTGGATTTGGTTCAAATCAACGCTTGGGTTTGTAACAACAAAATTTTACGGTTGGCGTTTAATCCTTTTATGCCTATCCGTATTCCTTATTTTGCTGCTCCTTATGAGTTAAACCCTTACTCTTTCTTTGGAGTAGGCCTAGCAGAAAACATGGTAGATACACAACAGCTAATGAATGGCTTTATGCGAATGGCTGTTGATAATGCTGTTCTATCAGGTAACCTGATATTTGAGATAGATGAAACAAATCTCGTACCAGGTCAAGACCTAGAAGTACACCCTGGTAAGATATTTAGGAGACAAGGCGGAGCACCTGGTCAAGCACTATTTGCTACGCAGTATCCTAATGTATCTTCCCAGAATTTGATGATGTTTGATAAAGCACGAGCCTTGTCCGATGAATCTACAGGCATTCCGTCTTTCTCACATGGCCAAACTGGTATACAAGGAACTGGTAGAACAGCGGCAGGGATATCCATGCTTATGGGTGCAGCCCAAATATCTATTAAGACAGTAGTTAAAAATATAGATGATTATCTCTTACAACCTTTAGGAGAGTCTTTTTATTCTTTTAACCAACAATTTGATTTTGATCCTGAAGTACAAGGTGATATAGAAATAAAAGCTAGAGGTACAGAAAGCCTTATGCGTAACGAAGTAAGAAGTCAAAGACTATTACAACTTATGCAAATTGGATCAAATCCTGCACTAGCACCTTTTGTAAAGTTCCCAGTAATACTAAGAGAGATAGCACACTCATTTGATCTTGATGCTGAAAAATTTGTAAATGATGAAAGAGAAGCTTTAAGACAAGCTAAAGTTATGCAAGCATCAGGTATGATGCAAGGACCACCACAGCAACCACCAGGAGCAGGAGGACCACCTACCCCAGAAGGAGGCGGAGCACCTACATCAGCTAGTCCTGCAGGAACAGGTAATAGTCAAATAGGAGCAGGTGGAGCACCAGAACCAGGAATGCCAGGTTTTTCAGGAAGACCTCCAGGTGAAGGAGAAATTCAATGAGTCCAGACGTAGCTAGAAAATTATTAGTACTAGTCAACAACAAACCTTCTATGGATGCATTATTTGAATACGCAGAAGAAAGTATAAGGTCACATGTTAAGAATTTAGTAAGAGAGCCAGATCATAACAATGTTTTAAAAATACAAGGTAGCATACAAGAACTACAAAGATTTGCTACGTTCAGGGATGAAGTAATACAAAAAGCTAAAGAGGGAAAAAATGGAAACATTACTAAATAAAAAACCAGGAGTAGCAGATGGTGACGGTCTTAAAAATCCATCTATACTAGATCCAAAAACATCTGATAAAAAAGTTATAGAGAAAGATATTAAGAAAAAGATTAGTGGTGTTGCAAAAAAACCACAACAAGGTAATACTAACATTCAAACAGCTATGTTACTAGAACCTGAAAAATTATTAGCAAAATATAAAAAACCTATTATGGCTAACGAAGGTGCAATGCCTNTAACCAAAGAAGAATTTACACCTAGTGATTACTTTAAAACTGAAATGATGAAACAATGGTTATTTGCTGAAGGTAGCACAGGTGATAAAGACGGCCAAGAAACTAATCAAGCATTTAAAGGAATACATATAGATTCTTATCCAGAGTTTGCTGAAGAAATAAAACAAGGCACATTAACAGACGAACAAGTAGCAGAAATTATGTATAGACAATACACAGGAAGAAATACTAAACAATATCGTGCTACTGGTGAACGAGATGAGTATAGAGATTTAAGCCAACTAGAAAACGTGAGTCCTGAAGCTGCTAAACTATTATTTATGGATGCAGGTTACACAGGACAAAATGCAGGAGCTATTAAAGATTTACAAAAATATTAAAAGTTGAAGAAGATGGTTTACTAGGGGAAGATACATTAGGAGCTATGCAAAGTTTTGATGCAGATAAATATAGAACTTACTTAGGAACACTAGATAGATATACAGGTGAAAAAGGTAGTAGAGTATACAATAGATTTTTTACTGAGGAAGAAAGGCAGTCTTTAAACTTATATGAAAAAGAACTAACTACTATGGCATCAGGCGGTGTTATAGATATACAAAAGTTTATGGATGGTGGCCTAGCAGATAATGCTGATGATACACCAGGTGCTACAGAAAGTGAAGTAGCTGATGATATACCTGCTATGATA